TTTGGATCAACCTGTGTATGATGCTAGTGTTAAAAGAGTATGCAAAGCTAGAGGAGAAGCGTTCTATCTCTCAGGAAATTAAAATTGTATCTGATTACACATAACTACTTGACTATATAATATACCTGTGTTAATATTAACACAATCGTTCAACCCAGAAGGGTCGCAAGTAAGCCGACACGGAACGGATTCGTTCATCCCACCATGTTTCATCTAGCAGTTATCGCAACTACTCTTTCTTGCATTGAAGCTCAATCACTTTTAGATAAGATGAATGAGTTTAAAATAGAAGAAGAGACACGAGCTGAGATGATCAGCGTAGTGATAGAGGAGACACCTCATTGTGAGTGGGACGCACAAGTTGACTAAAGGAACGGATTAAAAACCCTACTACTTTGGAGAAACCCAATGGCAAAAGTCACTTATCGTGGTGTCAAGTACGACACTGATACACGCAAAGCTTCAGCACCTGTTAAGTCAGAGATGACTTATCGTGGAGTGAAGCACAGCAACAAACCAGTTGCTGCATAAATCAAAATTCAATTTTTGATTCCATGAATCCAGGAAAATTTTTTCCTGGATTTTTTTGTGTTGAAAGTCCGATATAAATACCTAATGAAGTAAGACTAGCCTTATGGTGGAAGAGAGTCAGAGAAAGGACAAAAGGAAGACAGCGAAAAGGATAATCAAGCTTGCCAAAAAGCATCCAGAGTGGTATACTAAAGAGGATGTCAAGTACGCCAAGTATATTCGTAAATCATTAAAGAAAAAGTATGCAACAAGTGAAACTGATAACAGTAACCCCGAAGGCAGAGGAGACGATGGGGTACGTGGCGAGGGTGAGCAACCCGAACAACCAAGACAATCCAAACGTGGCTGGTTTGCTGAGTTACTGCATAAAGCACGGTCATTGGTCAGTCTTTGAGCAAGCACACATGACTGTGGAGATTGAGACTACACGTGGTCTCGCTGCACAGATACTAAGGCATAGATCATTTACATATCAAGAGTTCTCTCAAAGGTATGCAGATGTATCTCATATCAGAGAAGACATACCCTTACCTGAATTACGTAGACAAGATACAAAGAACAGACAGAATAGTATTGATGATATAGATTCTCATACTCAACAAACATTTGAGATTGAGATGCGTAAACATTTTGATGCTAGTATTGATCTGTATAAGAAGATGCTTCATGCTGGTATAGCAAAGGAGTGTGCTCGGTTTGTACTACCTCTTGCTACACCGACTCGGTTATATATGACTGGTAGTGTACGCTCATGGGTACATTATATTGATCTACGTTCTGCACATGGCACTCAGAAAGAACACATGGAAATTGCTGAGATGTGTAGAGATATATTTAAACAACAATTTCCTATTGTATCTAACGCACTGGAGTGGAACTAACATGCCTACTTATCCTTTAATACACAAGACAACTGGTGAGAAACAAGAGTTACGAATGACTATGAAAGATTATGAACAGTGGTTGAAAGATAATCCTGACTGGCATAAAGATTGGCAAGCAGGTGTTGGAAACCATGTCACTGAAGTAGGTGACTGGCGTGATAAAATGTCGAAGACACATCCAGGTTGGAAGGATGTTATAGGAAGGGTAGGTAAAGTTGATAAAGGATTTGATCGTCGTGGATATGATTGGGGTGGTAGTTAACTATGGCATTTAAAAGAAAAACTAAGATGTCTAAGAGACAAATGAGGCGTAAGAAGCCTATCGATTCGTCTTATATGACAGACATCAAACCACTTACAGAGAACCAAGAGTTGTTCTTTAAAGATTGGAGTGAAGATAAAAACATCTTTGCTTATGGTTGTGCTGGTACAGGTAAGACATTCATTGCATTGTATCTTGCACTCAAGGATGTACTAAGTGACTTCACACCATACGATAAAGTTTATATTGTTAGGTCTCTTGTAGCAACAAGAGAGATTGGTTTCCTACCAGGAGATCATGAAGATAAGTCTGACATCTATCAGATACCATACAAGAATATGGTTCAGGCACAGTTTGAGATGCCTGATGATGCTAGTTTCGAAATGTTATATGAAAATCTTAAGCACCAAGAGACTATTTCTTTCTGGTCTACATCGTTCCTTCGTGGTACAACTCTTGACAATGCTATTGTTATTGTTGATGAGTGTCAGAATCTTAACTTCCACGAGCTTGATTCTATCATGACTCGTGTTGGACAAGACTCTAAGATTATGTTCTGTGGTGATGTTAATCAGACAGACTTGACTAGAGACAAAGAGAAGAATGGTATCGTAGACTTCCAACGTATCCTTGAGAACATGGAAGAGTTTTCTATGGTTGAGTTTGGGGTAGGAGATATCGTTCGTTCTGGATTGATAAAGTCTTATCTCATTAGTAAGATGTCGCTTAGTTTATAATGTTTATACACAAGGAGGACATAGATCCTATTGCAATGAATGCTAAGATGGTAGAAGGTAGGAGGTTGTATGCCACACCTAGTGGACACAACTATCCTTCTATCACTACAGTCATTAGTAATAATCCTGCTAAGAAGGCTGGCATTGCTAAGTGGAGAGCAAGGATAGGTAATGCTAAAGCAGATGCTATTTGTAAACGTTCTACCACTAGAGGAACAACGTATCATTCTATTGTCGAAGACTACTTTAATAATAGTTTAGACATAGATTCTTACAAGGATTCTCCTTTACCTGTAGTCATGTTTAATACAAGTAAGCGTGTGCTAGACAGGATAAATAATATATTCTTGCAAGAGGCAGCATTATACTCTGATCATCTTGAAATTGCTGGTCGTGTTGATTGTATTGCTGAATTTGATGGAGTCTTATCCATCATAGACTTTAAGACTGCTGCCGAACCTAAGAGAGAGGCTTACCTTTACGACTATTATATCCAAGAGACAGCATATGCATGTTGTTTACAGGAGATTTATGGTATAACTGTTAAACAACTGGTGACTATTGTCGCATGTGAAAACGGTGAGACACAAGTGAAAGTAATCCCACCAAAGAAAGAGTTTCTTTTGAAACTTATTCAATACATCGACCAGTACCAAAACAAATATGGATAAATCAAAACTACTAGAGGATAAATTTATGACACCTGCAAAGTTTTCGCAGGAAGTTGAGAAGATTGCTATCCACAATTCTGATATGAATTATATTGATGCAGTTCTACATTTCTGTGAAGTGAATGAGATTGAAGTGGAATCAGTACCTAAGTTACTATCAAAACCACTCAAAGAAAAGATTAAATATGAAGCACAGGAACTAAACTTTATTAAAAAAACATCAAGAGCAAAATTACTTCTAGTCTAATGGGAACATTCTTTCAGTCCGAACTGGTACGTGGTACTATACAAGAGATGACAGTACTCCAAGAGTTCTGTTTCAAATCTGCTATGAACCTTCCATTATTAAAGAGGGAACAGCAGTTAGAATATTTTGATGCGTTGATACAGTTGATAGAGAAACAAAAGATATTTTATACTCGTATCCAATTGACTGATGATCCAGAGGCAGACTCTATCAAAGAGAACATGAAGCAAGCAGCACTGTTGCTTGGTGGTGACCCTAACATGGATGTACTCAACATGTTCAACGATTTGTTAAAAAAAGTTACAGCATACAGAAAGCATGTTGAAGGACTTGACAAAGGTTCCTAACCGTGCTATAAATAGTATATCGGGTTCGCTACCTGATACGGGAGTGACTGAATTAAACTTGCTGGCAATGGTCTAGTTAAGGTGATGAGTCAGAGGTGGTGCTCGCTGTTGGTAACAACAGAACTGTCCAACCAGACAGGACTCATGCAACGCAGTAAAAATTTACTTATGTAGAAATGCCCTGTGTTTGTAGGTATACATTATTCCTACCTCCCACCCTAAAAAACCTAAGATGCAACTCGTAAGAGTGGGGCAGATGGTTTTTACAAAACAAATCCAATTAAATCTAAAACAATATGTCATTCGCAGAATTAAAGAAAAAATCCAGTAGCAATTTTCAATTCCTTCAGAAGGAACTAGAGAAATCATCATCAAACAGTAATGCTGATGATAGATTTTGGAAACCAGAAGTTGACGCAAGCGGTAACGGTTATGCAGTCATCAGATTTTTACCAGCACCAGATGGTGAGACAGTACCTTGGGCAAAGTTATATTCACATGCCTTTCAAGGACCAGGTGGTTGGTACATTGAGAACAGTCTCACAACATTAGGTGAGAAGGATCCAGTAGGTGAAGTCAACCGCAGACTATGGAACAGTGGTGAAGATGCAGACAAAGATACTGCACGTAAGCAGAAGCGTAAGCTTTCATACTACAGCAACATCTATGTTGTAAAAGATCCAAAGAACCCTGAGAATGAGGGTAAAGTATTCTTGTACAAGTATGGCAAGAAGATTCATGACAAAGTTCTTGCAGCAATGCAACCTGAGTTCCAAGATGAGACACCTATCAATGTGTTTGATCTTTGGGAAGGTGCTAACTTCAAGTTGAAGATCAAAAAGGTCGCAGGTTATTGGAATTATGACAGCAGTGAGTTTGATAGTGTTAGTGCTCTTAGTGCAGATGACTCTGAACTTGAAGCAACATGGAAGTTGGAGCACTCACTCGAAGCGTTCACAGCAAAAGACAACTTCAAGTCCTACGACGACCTCGAAGCAAGATTGAATCTTGTTTTGGGTAGTGGTCAACGTAGACAAGCAGCACCTGTTGCTGAAGAACTTGAGGTTCCTATCACTGCACCACCAACAGCAAGTGTTACTCCTTCATCTTTCAGAGAGAAGGTAGGTGCTTCTGCTAGTCCAGTTAAGAAGGAAGCAGTCGTTGATGATGACGATGCACTATCATACTTTGCATCACTAGCATCTGATGACTAACACAGTTGACCTCTGGGTCAACTATAAAAAAGTTCTTGATGATGTTTTCCCTGAGTTTAAATTTGATTCACGGTGGTGTGAGTGGACAGGTAAAGGTGGTATGCAATTAACAGCAGACATCTTTACTGCTCCGCATTTTATAAAGTCAAGACGAGTAGATATCTACAATAAAAAATGTGATATCTATAACAATGTAATCTATCCTAAGACAGGGAGTTATCTTCCCTGTTTCGGGATGGATCTCATGGGTTTCCATGAAAAGAAAGTCATCATTGTATTCGACTTTCAACATCCAGTTGAAAAGTTTTTATTTTCTTTACCTAATTTACCTAAAGCAGAAAGAGACTACAGGTTCTTTGAGATGGGCAACCATTTTTCAGAGAACATTTTTGTTAGGTACTGTACCTTTGATGAGGTTGATAAATATCTACCAGAATTCAGAGAGTACCTTGAAACTTATCGTAGTATGATTG